TCTAATGGGCTATCGGCCTGATATGTCTCAAAGTTTTGCCAATGAGAGTCGTTATTGGAAACAAGCTTATGCCGCTTTGGGTCAGTTTAGAACATTCCCTACGTGGTTAGATCCAAGCGGCCGCGAGTGGAAACTGGGCAATTGCTCCCATTTATTCTTACAAGCTGAGGCGCAACGAAGAACTTTTGCCATACCAAATACGCATGCTATTGAAGGCATTGCAGAGTACCTCAGACCTTTCTATGAACCCGATCTTACTTACCACCTCGAATGGCACTCGAATCCGACATATTGGTGGGGTAAAAGTGAGTTCCAGAATATAATTTGGGGCAATGTAAATAACAAGAATTATGTCCTGATCAAACCAGTCCGCTCCATCCCTTATCATGTGGCTAACCTAGTTGATCAGCAGAATAGACCTGCTTTTTTGCTCAAGAGCAAAGCGAAGCTGAACTTCTAAGTTCGGCTTCTTCTAGAATGTGGTCTCAGAGCTCCATCAGGGCGTGGGTACATAACCTTGAGAGTCAGTGCGCCAGTAGAACTTTAATTGAGCAACTAGCACCTTCCTTCGGCGAGCGGCTCAATTTAAAGAGATTAGTGGCGAACCTCAGGGAAATTTCGGAGTCTGACGACTATACATTCCAAGTTTTAACCCCCCGAGAATTAGCAGTGAAGCGCTTTCGTTATAAGAACAATTATCCTTTACTCGGTGTGAGGTTCGGGGAACCCCTGACCCTATATGCAAACCTGCTAAAGAGAAAAATACCATCAATCGATACTAATCCCCTCTGGTTGGCTTTGGTAGAATCTAAGAATGGCAAGGAATTTTACGCTCGGGCCAAGTATTTATCGGAGGTGTTAGTCAAGCAGGGCCCAGACATCACTCCTTTCTGGCGGGAGTTGTGTCATTTACACACGATTGGTGGTTTTGCCTTGCCTGCATCTTTTGCTGTCCAAAAGAAATTGATAGAAGATTGGGTCAAAGGACCCTTCGTACCGAAGTTATACGGATCGGAATCCATATTTAATCACTACTTTCGGAAAGGAGTTGAAGAATTTTTCCGTAAAATGACTTGGAGAGATGGTGTGCGGAAAATTACTAGGGAAGAATTTGCAGATAGTCCACTGTTGTGGGCCACACCCGGAGCTACAAATGCAGATACGGTTAAAATCAACGGAAAGAAAGTTAGATCCAAGAATGGTACAGCAGCCCTATTTACAAGCGAACAAATTCTGAAGATTCTGGAGCAGAGAGTTTATGACCGCTCGGTCAATAAGGTTTTCCAAAAAATGGACGAAACATTCGGGAAGACTAGGATGGTTGCAAATTCAGACTTCAGGATGTACATACTCATGTCTTATATCAGTGCACACTATAGTTATTTGTTTGGTACAGATCAGGTCCCAACGCCGTTGACCCCATCATTAGATGATTTTAACAAGGTTCCCCCCCTCGTTGCAGCTATCACCTATATGGAAGGAATCATCTCTAAAGAGGATGCGGAGTTGGCAAGAGATTTGTTGGCTGCTTTTTCACACCTTCACACTGTGGCAGTGTCCACTGATCTGGTTGCAGCTAACAGAGAAAAAATTAGGTCCCCAGGTCAAGCGAATTTGATAGGTGCACATCTTAGTCAGTACAATCGACCTATAACCCCAGACACTGGAGAGTTTTGTACAGGAAATCATCTGGTCAACGCTTTTAAGATGCATGCTATATCGAGAGAAGACCAGATCAAGTTGAGACAAATTCACATGTATGTCCCAGATGGGTTCTGGATGGCAAACCTCTTTGTTTTTGGGGGATATACTAAAGCTGAGAACCCACTTTTGGTTCCATGGGGCAATTTTTACCACCGCCTAGCTGTGAACAGCGTGGCTTTATGCCACCTCAACGATATGATCGATATGAAGGCTGGCTCGACTTGTCTCACTCTCTGTC